TTTATCTAACGCCTTTGTTACGCTGTTCGACGCAGAGGTCAAGCAGGCCTACCAGGGCAAAGCCCAATTGGTGGGCGCTGTCCGTGCGCGTCGTGGTGTCGAAGGTTCAACTGTTAAGTTCCCTAAAGTGGGCCGTGGCGTTGCCACTCCCCGCATCGCACAAACTGATGTAACCCCCTTGAACGTCGGCTTCTCGCAAGTCACGTTGACATTGGGCGACTGGAACGCCGCTGAGTACAGCGACATTTTCAGCCAGCAAAAAGTCAACTTTGACGAGCGTCAAGAGCTGGTGCAAGTGGTTGCCAGCGCAATGGGCCGTCGCCAGGACCAAATGATCCTGGACGCACTCGCTGCATCTGGTACATCATTGACCGTCAGCAACGACATCGGTGGCACAGACACCAATATGAACGTGGCCAAGCTGCGCGAAGCCAAGCGTTTGATGGATGCTGCTAACGTCCCCATGGACAACCGCCATGTTATCTTGCACGCAAACGGCTTGTCCTCTTTGCTGTCTGAGACTGCGGTAACTTCTTCTGATTTCAACTCTGTTAAAGCGTTGGTTCAGGGCGAAGTGAACACATTTCTGGGCTTCCAGTTCCATACCATTGGTGACCGCGCAGAGGGCGGCTTGGCAAAAGACGGTTCTAACGACCGCGTTTGCTTTGCTTTCCACCGCGACGCCATCGGTTATGGTGAGGGCTTGGGCATGCGTACCGAGATCAATTACATTGCCGAGAAGACCAGCTGGTTGGTCAACGAAGTGTTCAGCGCTGGCGCTATCGCCATCGACGCTGAAGGTATCGTTGCCATTACCTGCCGCGAATCTTAATCTTTCAAGGAGTAAAGAATCATGGCTTTTTCATCTACTGGCTTTACAGCCGTAACGGCGTCTAAGCGCGGCAACGCGCCTAGTATCTACGCATACAAAACCGCTGATGCAATTGCTGATGTGAACACTGCAGGCTATTTCAATAGCCTGTCTAGCACATTGGAAGTCGGCGATTTGATTTATTGCGTGACTAGCACCGGCGGTACAGCTGTTGCAACGTTGACTGTTGTTCGTTCTAACGCCGCTGGCGTGGTGGACGTCGATGACGGCACAACATTGGCTGCAACCGACTCTGATTAATTTTTAATCAGATGAACAGGGCAACTTCCAATTTATGGGGGTTGCCCTTTCTTGCATGAGAGGTTTATATGGCTGCAGGTGATACTGGTGTAACTGTTTGTTCTGATGCTTTGCTAATGCTTGGCGCAAAGGCCATCAGTAGTTTTAACGAGGGCACCGACGAAGCTAGTATTTGCGACCGACTATATCCAGATATTCGAGACTCTTCGCTGGTCATGTACCCCTGGAGTTTCAACACAAAGAAAGTGCAGCTGGCGCGGTTATTGGTTGCGCCAACGTCAGTTTGGAAATACGCATATCAGCTGCCAGGCGACAAGCTCGCCAACCCAAGAGCCGTTTATAACAGCAGCGCTGTTGGCGCTCCAATCCAAAAAGATTGGGAAATCCAAGGCGATCAACTGCTGACAAATTTAGAGACGGTTTACATTGATTACCAATACGGCATTGCTGAGTTTGCAATGCCACAATACTTCATTCAGTTTTTAAAGTACATGGTTGCCTGGCACATTGCCGAACCTATTACAGAGCAGCGCGAAAAGGCGGTCTATTGGCAGCAGATGGCTGTTGGTGTCGTCGCTCAAAACGGGCGTGGTGGGTACTTCAGAACCGCAGCCAACATTGATGGCCAAAGCCAGCCGTCTCGCGTAATTGAAGACTACAGCCTGATCGCTGTCCGGAGTTAATAATGCCGCGCTTTGTAGACATTCAAACCAACTTCAGCACCGGCGAGCTTGACCCGCTGTTGCGAGCCAGGGTCGATCTACAGCAATACAACAATGCGCTGGCCAAAGCTACTAATGTGGTGATCCAGCCCCAGGGTGGCCTGCGTCGCCGGCCTGGTTTGAAATACATCGGCACACTGCCCAACAGCGGAACAGAAAGCGCAGCTAACGGCATGCGCTTAGTGCCTTTTGAATTTAGCGTTGATGACAGCTACATGCTGTGCTTTACACACAACCGCATGTATGTGTTTAAAGATGGCGTGCAAATTACAAACATCAACGGCTCTGGCAACCCTTACCTGACGACGTCGATTTCATCTTCAATGGTGGATGACATGTGCTGGACACAGTCAGCTGACACAATGATTATTGTGCATCCTGATTTGGCTCCGGTTAAGCTGGTTCGTGGCGCGACAGATGCCAACTGGACAATCAGTAACGTGACGTTTGATAGCATCCCGAAGTACCCGTTTAACTTGACGGTGTTGGAGCCAAACGCAGCGATTACACCATCCGCTGTTAGCGGCAACATAACGTTGACCGTGTCTGCTTATACGTCTGATACAGGCAACCTACAAGCGGCCACGACAACATCAGCAACATTAAAAGCAGCTTCTAGCGCAACGAACAATATATTTATAGGGCTGTGCGTGCATATGGAAACGGGCACGCAAGCCGGCAAGTCCCGCAAAATAACTGCGTACAACGGCACGACAAAAGTGGCAACTGTTTTTCCGCCATGGGATGCTGCGCCTGCTGCTGGTGATTCATATAAAGTTGTGCCGTTTGCGTTGGAAAGCGTAAACCAGTATATAAACGCGGTACCACAAGGCCGAGCAAAAATACTTGAGTTTGTCAGCGACAACGTAGTGCGCGCAATTACCGAGTACCCGTTTTTTGATACAACCGCCAGGGTGGCCGGCAATTGGTCTAGCGAATTGTTTTACGAGGATGTCTGGTCTAACGAAAGAGGGTGGCCGCGCACCGTCGTATTCCATGAGGGGCGCTTGTATTTTGGTGGGTCTAAAGCCCGGCCATCTACAATTTGGGGCAGCAAGATCGGCATCTTTTATGACTTCGTGCCGACCGAAAGTTTGGACGACGACGCTGTTGAAGCAACCTTGGACACTAGTCAGCTCAACATTATTGTTGACATGATCTCTGGCCGAGACTTGCAAGTGTTTACAACTGGCGGTGAGTTCTATGTGCCGCAGTCTGGTACAGACCCAATTACGCCACTTACGCTGAATTTTAAAAACGTCTCACGCAACGGCAGCAAGCTGGGTACGCGCGTGCAGTCGCTCGAAAGCGGGACTGTTTACATTCAACGCCAGGGCAAATCTCTTAACGAGTTCTTGTTCTCTGATTCGCAGCTGACATACGTCACGCAGCGTATATCGTTGATGGCCGGTCACTTGTTGAAGTCGCCAACCAGGATGGCCTTGCGACGCGCAACAAGCACAGACGAGGGTGACCTGCTTTTGATGAACAACGACAACGACGGGACCATGGCTGTCTTCTCTGTTATGCGAAGCCAGCAGATCACGGCACCAAGCGAGTTCATTACAGACGGCAGTTTCCTGGATGTCCAGGTTGATGTTACCGACATTTACGCTGTGGTTAAGCGCACGTTTAATGGCGTTGATTCTTACTTTGTAGAGTTGTTTGATTACAATCTCCATACAGATTGTGGCTTTATTGGCGGCGCTGCAAGCGGCGCGTCTGGCCTGCCGCAAGAGGGAAAGTCTTTAAATGTTATTTGCGACGGCGTGCCACAGAACAACGAGACCGTGACTAGCGGCGCCGTGACTTTTGATCGGCCAAGCACAGCGGCGTATGAGGTCGGGTTGCCGTTTGCTGTTTATGTCAAAACCATGCCAGTGGAGATGCAGCTGCAAAGCGGCACACGCATGGGATTTAAAAAGCGCGTGGTGGAGATCAACGCTGTTGTTAACGACACGCAGCACTTGCAAATCAACTCTAACGAGCTACCATTCCGCAAGTTTGATAACCCGTTGCTTGATGATCCCGTCCCGGCCTTTACCGGCATTAAACGAGTCAATGGTGTACTCGGTTATAGCCGCGAGCAGTTTATTGAAGTTAGCCAAGTCCTGCCACTAAAGATGACTTTGTTGGGGCTGGAGTATAAGGTCGCCGTCAGTGGCGGGAGGTAAACGCAATGGAAGCAACGGGTAATTTATCCTGGGACGGCACGTTCAATGCCGTTAAAAATGTTGGAAACGCAATTGGCCAGGTTGGCACCGCTATTGCAAGCGGCATCAATGCTACATCCAGCATCACCGGTTTGTTGTACGCAGACGCTGCTGCATCTCGCAAAGAAGCTGCCGCTTATTACGAGCAAGGCATGTACCAGGTGCAGGCCGCAGACACGTTGCGGCTTGCGCAGATTCGCGCAGACCAGGACCGCAAATATGCGGCCATCCAAGCTGGCCGTAAGATGCAGGCCGCGCAGCAGACTACGCTGAATTATGTGATGGCCGGTAACACGATCCTGCGCGATCTTGAGCGTACCAACGCTGCTGCTCGAGCCAGGGCCGCCGCAAGTGGCGTGGTGTACAGCGAGGGGTCAGCCGCTGCGGTGCAAAGAGCGAATGTCGGCGCGGCCTACCGCGACATCGGCGTCGCAGACCTTAACGCATTGACCGCGCACATTCTCGGCTTTGAAGACGCATCGGCCATGTTGTTGGCTGGCATGGAGCAAGCCGACCTGACTATGAACGTCGCAGAAACATCTGCAAGACAGCTCGAGCTGGCTGGTGATTTTGCGGTTAAGAGCGGCGGCTACGCAGCAAGCGTGACTCGACAAGAGGGTTTGATGAAGTTTGCGCAAACATACGTTAACCCATTTGGTTCATAAGGCAGCACATGGCAACATTACCTACACTTGAATCGGGCAGAATGCAGGCCATTAATGTGCCTGGCGCTGTCACTCCAAACGTACAAGCTCCGGAAGTTAACTACGTTGGCATGCGACGCGCTATCACGGCGAATCAAGAGATGGCGCAAACACTTGATCGGTTAAGCAGCTCGCTGTTCCAAACAGCCGGCACTTATGCGCAAGAAAAGGCTACCAGGTTTGCTGCTGAAAACCCGCTGACAAACGTGCAGCTGCAGGCCGCAGTCAACGGTGACTTTGCGTCTTTTGACCAAGGTGGCGGTGGCGGCGAAATCTATCAGCGCGCGTTGGAAAAAGCTCGGGCGTTTCAAATGTCTAGCGCTTTTGAGGTCGAGGCCAGAGACCAGCTAACCAAGATGCTGGTGGCCTTGGAGTCCGGCGATGAGTCTGTCACTACGCAAAACTTTCAGTCCGCAATCACTTCGTTGTCTGCTGGCTTTGGTAAGGCTGTTGCCTCTCAGTCGCCAGAGGCCGCGATGAAGCTGCGCGCCAGCATTGCCACCACTGGTAACGTGGTCCTGCAAAAGGCTGCTGAGTTTGAGCTGAAGCGAGACAAAGAGCGTAAAGAGATTGCGCTCAGAACCGACTTTTCAAACACCGAACGAATTCTTGAGGCCACAATTTCTCAGGGCTTTTGGGTGGATGACAAAGGCACCAAGCGAAGCATTGAGGACCTAATTGATGTAGAGCGCAAAAGCATGGCCATTAAAGCGTTCTCGCTGGGCAATGGCCAACTCGCCAAAGAGTACGGCGACCGATTTGAGCAAGCTGTGCGCAAGGCAAAGATCAACGCCATTACAGGGTTTATTGTCAATGACAACGCAATGATGGCTGACCCAGATATAGCGCTTCAGCGTTTGCGTTCAGGTGACCTAGGCAAGATGTCAGACGTTGCTCAGATTCTTGGCGCAACTGATTTTGATGCGATCAAAACAATATCGGCCAACATAATGACTGAGGCCAACAACCGTTACACGCTGAAACAGCGCAAAGTAGAGGCCGAGAAAAATCAAGACATCCAAACGTTTGTCGGCTTGTACACGCAAGCCATTGGCATGGCTGCCACCGACCCCAGTCGCGAGGCCTTGGTTTTGCAGATTAATGGTATTGCCAAAAGAAACCCAAGCGCGATACCTCTTAACGTTATTAAAGACCTGAACGAGCCCGATAAAGAGGGCAACTACATGGTTGAGTTTAATGCGCTAGAGAAGATATACAGCGGCGAAATTACGTCAGCAGATCAGCTAAGAAACGTCTCTGGTTTAACCGGCAAGCAATATGTCTCTTTGCTCGGCAAGCTGATGTCTCAGGAAAAATCAAACGACGCGAAGCTAAACCGAGGGCTTACGCTGTTGGCTGGTATCCCGGTCATGCCTGGTCAAGTGATTGCCATCGACCCTAAGGGTGATCAATTTAAACGACTGCGCGATTTAAAAGAGCGGGCTGAGTCTATTAAGAACCAGGCAAACCGCGAGGGCAAATATATCTCAAGCGAAGAGATATTGTCCCAGCTCGAGAAAGAGATTGCCGCAAAGAGAAACTCAGAAGCTGTTAAGCGCGCTCAAGAGAGGATTGATTTCTACCAGAAAAAAGAGTGGATCAACGGCGTCATTAACGAGGACACATTGCCGGGCCTGAAACGCAAAGCCAAGGACAATAAGAGCCGCATGAACGACATAGCTGAAATTGAAAGACAGCTGAAAATAATAAACGGGGGTGTATAGGCATGGCGACCAATTCAATTGAAGAAGCATATCTCGCCAGGCTTACGGCGTTTCAGTTTCCGGCTGCGCCTGCGCAAGAAGACCCGTCTATGCAGCCGGAATACGTTCCAGGAGCTGGCGAGGGTCCAGGTCCTTTGTCTGCCGAGGCTGCAACGGGCTTTGCTAAAGATATGGCCCGCATGGGCAAGGGCGCGGTTACTGGCACAATTGGTTCGTTTGGTGATATTGAAATGATTGGCCGTGGCGTGGCGTCAATCTTCACGCGAGGTGGAGATCAATCAAAAGCCGAGGCGTTTTTGGCCGGCATGAAAGACCAAACAATTTTGCCGACGACTGAAAGCGTCAATGCTTGGCTTAATGAAAACGTGCCCATGCCAGAGTTTATGCAAGGCGAGGCAACAAGCCCGCAGCAGATGGGCGAATTCTTTGGCCTTGGCGGCGCAGTAAAGGGTGCAGTTAAAGGCGGCAAGGCTTTAATCACCGAAACAGGTCAGCAGCTAGACCGTGCAATTATGGAGGGCACAGGGCCTTTGTCTGCCGTTGTGCCTAGTGCTGTTAAGCCTCTGAACATTGTCGAGCCTGGCAAGTTTTTGCCGGAGCAGGAGGTGGCGCAAGCTGTCGATATTGTCAAGGCTGATCCAAACTTAAACATGTACGCGCCGCAAGCGGAGCGCGCGCCATCAGTTGCGTTGCGGTTGGCTAAACCAGAAATCGTCGGTAGCGGCGCTAAAGGCGCATTAACTGTTGGTGACGTCGGGGCTGTATTGGAGAAATCACAACTAGCCATTAATAATGGTAAACCCTTAGACCCAGCTAAACCGCAAGACTTGGTTAAGATGGTTGACTCGGCTAG